TTAAGTGGTTCGGGTGTAAGCCATTCCTGTACACCTTTAGTCATTTGCCATTTACCACTGCCCATTTGATGAGATTTTTCAGGTGCTTCTATATTCCGTCCAACCATATATCTACGAGTTCCAGAACCATATGGTGCAATTTCTGTATGAATAACAATAAGACCTAAACGATCTACCCATTCCAACATTCTTTCTTTATGATTTGCCATATACTATTAGTTATCTTAAGGTAAGTCTCTTATTAGTTGTTTACCATTTTTCTGATTTTATTGTATTCTTTTATGCTTAAATCTAATTGTAAAACTGGTCTATAAGGCCATTGTTTTTCTCTATCATTTATTTTTATGTTTTTAGATTTAGTTATAAAAAATGTATTAGGAGTATACATAATATTTTTTCCTTCTAGTTCAATGGCATTATTTTTATTGTTATCAGATCTCTCTTTAAAAAACCATAAACAAATTACTTCTTTATTTTTATTAAACTCACGTAAGTCTTTAAAAAATTCAAAACCAATTTTATATTTGGTATCAAAGTCTTGCCAAATTTGGTGAGAAAGGTTGTTTTGGTTTTCGTAAAGTTTATCGTATTCTTTAAGATTAAAAATGCCAGTTGCGTAAATGTATTCAACCGGTTCTTTGTGATAATGAGGTTTTCTTAATTTTTCCCAGTTCATTATGCATTGGAATTTTTAGATTCTCTATATTCGTCTCTTATAGATTCCCATTCCACTGCATATTTTTCTGATTGTTCATCAAGTGGTTCCCATATTTGTCCTCTGAACCACGGGCCACCTCTTGTGAAGTGAACATTTTTAGCATCAATATCTGCTGAACTATGTCCATCTAACCAGTTCCATTCTTCTGGTAGATTACCTATAAGGTCATCAAACTTAAGATTGTTTGCACGAGCATAGTCTTCAATCCATTCAAATCTATGCAACCATCTTCCTGATTTTGTACTTACATCATCCACAGTAAGATATTTGTGTGCTGGATGACTACAATTATACATTATTACTGAAGACCAGTTTTTACGATTATAATTGTATTGTTCATTACCATACATTTTATGGGTTTCGTTTGATGCTTGGGTATGATTATGTTTAATACAATACATTGCATATCCCGGATCATTGTATTTTTCAAATAACTCTAAAGGATCACTTCTAAAATACATATCACAGTCCATAAACACTGCCCAACCTTCTAATCTATGTAAAAATGGTGTTAAAAATCTTGAAAATGAAAAGTCAGTAGCAAATGGTCTGCCATCTGATTGATCTCTGTGTTGTATATCTTTTTTAGGATCTACAGGACTTGGTAGTGCTGAACTGCCTAATTGCCACACTCGTCTATATAATCCTATTCGTCTTAATAAATCTTGCTTGATCGGGTATACGTTTATTGGACCCGATGCGTGTTTTTGTGCTGTATATTTTAGTACTTCATAAGGTTCGTCTTCTCTTGGATCGTATCCTACGTATATTGTTGGTATGTCTGTTGTCATTTTCTTCCTGATAAAATTTGGTGTATGTCTTTCCAGTTATTTACTCTAGTAATTTCAGGATGGTCGAAGTTTTGGTTGTAAGGACGATTGTATAATATAACCTTTAAACCGTAATTGAGCCCGGCTAAAGCGTTCTTAGGCTTGTCCTCAACCCAGTATAACCCTGTGTTGTGAAATTCTGCTAATGCTGAATCTTTGTTTGCTCCTGTGCCTAATATGTGATAGTTTGAAAAAACTTGTTTGCCAAATAGTTCTTCTAGTCGTCTTTTACGTAATTCTTGTGCTGGTTTGTCAGATGTTTGTGATGTAATTGGTATAAAAGTCCAACCTTCTGCGTGTAGTAGCTTAACCCAAGTTTGTGAATCTGGCATAGGCCGTTGTGTTCCCATCCAAGCACTTCTGTTAAACTCTCTAATTTCTTTTCTAATTTCTGGTATAGTAACACCAAAACGTTCTGCCATTTCGTAAGTGCTTTCTTTATCTTCTAACAATCTATATGGATGAAATCTACTTCCTTTTTTGTCAAAGTATGTACGTTGTAACATCCATTTAGTGAAATGGTGTTCCCATTCCAACAGTACGCCGTCTACATCTGTAAGGATTATTCTATTTGATTGTGGCATCTTCCATACCTGCTACTCGTAGTTTAACAATGTTTGTTATTTGCCACTGTTTTTGATCGAGCCCTTTGGTAATGCCTAGCCATTGGTTTCTTACTAAAGCAAAGTCATTTATAAGTTTTTGATAATCAATTACTTCTGTTTCACCGTCAACATATTTTTCGGCTTCTCTACTATTCAATGCTCTATTGTAATGTTCAAAGTATTTTATAAATGCTTTTGATCTTATACGTCTTAATTCTATATTAAGATACTCTAATATTGCTTCAAGTTGTTGTAATTGTCCAAATCTTTGCTCAACTATACCTGGTAAAGAAGCACTTGCTTTTTCAAGGCTACCAAATATTCTAACTTCTTTTTTTGCTTGTAATAATTCTGTATCAAAATAATTGATACAATCGGGAATTTTATCTAAATTTCTACTTACTTCGTTATACCAATTCATTATTCCTCACTATTATAATCTTCTTCTTCGTCGTCCTCAAACACAGTATTAATTGCTTGTTCTAGTTTAGGGTCATATTCTGCAGATGCTTTAATTTCGTCTTCATCAACACCTATATCTTCTAAACTTTTTACAAAGTCAATTGCCGCGTCTGATTTAGTTCTTTCTGGTAGATAATGTAGTAGTGAGTTCCATATACGTTCGATATTTTCATGAGTCATGTCAGACATTGTTTTTTTCCTTGGGTTCGGTTGCTGTTGATAATTTATCAAAATCTTTCATCAACATCATTAATTTATCTCCGACCCAGGCTTTTCTGAACTCAATATGCTCTTTCTTAGCACTATCTACGTATTTTAACCTGTTTCCTGTTTGTACTAATATACCTTTTTTCTCAAATAAGTCTACTAATCCACTATAAGGATCCATACCTGTATCCCATGGGATTTTCACTTGTACTGATTCAAACGGTTTTGCAAATCTTGTTTTCATTACTTTACAAGCCGCTCTAATACCTCTAACGTCAGTAATTTTGTTACCTTTTTCATCTTCTTTTAATTTTAATTTTTTCATTGCAATTACAATACTTGATGCATATATAAAACCTTGTCCTCCTGATATTTTATCATCAGGATTAAACATATCTTGTGATGCGTATGTGTGATTGGTTGCTATAAGGCCAACGTTCCAAGAGCCAAACATATTAACACAGTTTCTTACAAATGCTGTTAAGGCTTTGGGTTTTCTACCTAAGTCGCCTTTCATTTCACCTTTTTCAAACTGATCAACATCAGTTGGTGTTAATAACATACCCAAACTATCAATTACAATTAATACTTTAGGTGCGTTTTCTTTATTGTCACTGTGTTCATCTTTATAACCTTTCATAAAGTCTGAAACTGTTCTTGCAACATCATCAACCATCGATAAACTTAATTTTAAAAGTTTTTTTTCGTCTGTATCAACACCGAGTGCTTCAAGCCAGGATTGATCTAATGCATTTTCAGAGTCAATTAATATTACATAGATGCCTTGTTTTTGTGCATTACGTACTAAATTGCCCGATGCTACAAATGATTTACCCGAACCGGACTCTCCTGCTAGTACTGTTACTTTGCCTAGTGGAACACCTTTGTTAAAGTTTCCGCTTATTAAATAATTTAACGCATAGTTTCCTGTGCTTATCCAGTCAGTTGGATCACTAAATCCTATGCCAAGTCCTTGTATGGACTTCGTTATACTTTTTCTAAATTTTGTTACGTCAAATGGTTTTGTCATAGTTTCTTCTTATTATATTACACAAGGCCTTAACTGTCAATAATATTAAGGCCTTGGTAATGTCAGATTATTTTGCTTGTCTTGATCTAATAAGTTTCAAAATATCCTCTGCTCTTTTGGCACTATCACCTGTTGGTTGTGCTGTTGGAGCCGATGCTGTTACCGTTTCTGCAACTTTTACTTCTGCATTTACCGGATTAGCAGTCTTCTCAACTGGAGCAGGTCTACTTGCTGTTGGTACAGATACTTGTCTAGCACCTACGCCTGCAGGTCTATAGTATTGTCCATACTTCTCAAGATCATAAGCTTCACCTTCAACAGATTTTTCAAATAATTCTTTGATTATTTTTACTTCTGCTTCTGATGGTTCTTTTGGTCTATAGTCTGATAAGTTATGTAAACCATTCTTATCAATAGCGGCTCTTTCCGTTTCGTCTAGAGCACGTTCTCTTCTTGACCATTTTGATGTTGAGTAGTCAGCGTATCCACCTTTAGTTGTTTTATTAACTCTAAAGTCAACACCTTTTACATAATCAGTTGGTAACTCTTCCATCTCTGGATCAAGTAATGCCGATCTAATAATGTTAAAAATTTGAGGTCCAATTATAAATCTTCTAATTGGA